GAGGTGCTGCTGGCGCACCTTAAGGCCAAACAGGCCGGCACTATTCCAGAGCGTACGCAGAGCTTTGTCCCGCCGCCCCGGGTAGTCAATCTCATGGAGGCGCTGCGCCGGAGCGTCGCCGAGGACACCAAACGAGCCGCGCCGCGCAAGGGAGCCCCCGCGGCCCCGGCGCGCAAACGCGCCTAAGTGTCCGTGAACGCCGCCGCTGCCGGAAGGACGTGAACGCAGAAATGGTGCGCAAGGTTCTCAGCCTGTGCGGTCGAGTTGGACCGCGAATTACTCCCTCGCGATGCGCGGCTTTGTGGAACGGGCAAGTTGGTGAGAGCGCCACATGACACAGCTCGCCACACCCGGCCGTAACATGAACCGGCCTGTCGGCAAGCTCTTGCGCTGCGCCATCTATACCCGCAAATCGACCGAGCACAACCTCGACCTTGCCTTCACCTCGCTCGATGCCCAGCGCGAGGCCTGCGAAGCGTACATAAAGAGCCAAGCGCACGAAGGCTGGCGCCTGGTGCCTGAGCGCTACGACGACGGAGCATTCTCCGGTGCCTCTCTCGATCGGCCTGCCGTACAGAAGCTGTTGGCCGATGTCCGGGTGGGTAAGATCGACATTGTACTGGTCTACAAGGTCGATCGGCTCACCCGCTCGCTTGCGGATTTCGCCAAGCTGATCGAGCTGTTCGATGCCCATCACGTCTCGTTCGTGTCGGTCACGCAATCCTTCAACAGCAGCTCCAGCATGGGCAGGCTCACGCTCAATGTTCTCCTCTCCTTCGCCCAATTCGAGCGCGAGGTGATCGGGGAACGGGTGCGGGATAAGATCGCCGCCTCCAAGCGCAAGGGCATCTGGGTCGGCGGTCCGGTCCCGCTCGGCTATGCGGCGGTGGACAAGAAGATCGCTGTGATCCCGGCCGAGGCGGAGGCGGTCCGCACCATCTTTGCGCGCTATCTCGAGCTTGGCTCCGTGCGGGCGCTGGCGGAGGACCTCGACCAGCGTGGAATCCGCAGCAAGTCGCGGCGGTTAGCGGACGGGCGCACGATCGGCGGCAGCCGTTTTGGTGTTGGCGCGCTCGCGTATCTTCTTAAGAACCGCTTCTATATCGGCGAGGTGGTCTATCGCGGTCAGGTCCACCATGGGAAGCATGAGCCTATTCTCGATGCCGCGTTATTCGAGGCGGTGCAGGGCAAGCTTGCCGCCCAGGCGGTGGCGCGGCGCTGCCGGCTGCGGGGCTCGCCCGCGCTGCTGACCGGCCGCGTCTTTGATGCGTGCGGCAACCGCATGAGCCCGACGCACGCAAACAAGGGTGGCGCACGCTATCGCTACTACGTCTCCCAGGCCGTGTTGCAAAAGAAACCGCGGGCGCCCGCATCGCTCAGCCGTGTTGCCGCGGCTGAGCTTGAGGCGCTGGTGCTGGCCGCACTGCGCAATCATCTCAGCACCGGCGGCGCGGGCCAGCAGTTCCCGGACAGTGATCGGGACCTTGTCGAGCGCCATGTTGAGCGCGTTACCTTGGGAGAGAACGAGATCAAGCTTCGACTGCGGAAGATCGTCGAGGAAACGCCGCACGAGCTTGATGCCGATGACACTGCAAGCCACTCATCAGGGCATCATACTTGGAGCGTCAGCACGATTACGGTCCCCTGGACCAGCCCCGTGCCGAACGGCCTCAATGGCATCATCCGTGTGCCCGCTCATAACACGCCGATCAAGGTCGACCGCCGCGAGGCCCTGCTGATTGCCATTGCCAAGGCCCGCCACTGGATCGAGGATTTGACGCATGGCCGAGTGGCGAGTTTTGCCACGATTGCTCGCAGGGAAGGAAAGGTCGAGCGGCACATCCGGCTGCTGGCGCCGCTTGCCTTCCTCTCGCCGCGCATCGTGTCGGCAATTCTTGATGGCAGCGCGCCGGCCAATCTCACCGTCATACAGCTCGTCCGCGCGCTGCCGTATTCCTGGGCCGAGCAGGAGCGGCGGATTGGAATTTTGTCATTATCTCTGACCTGAGGGCTCTAATTCGACTCCGGGCCGGTCCCATCAATCCGGTGGCAGTGGTCGTCCAGCCTGGCCCTTCGGATGCCATTTGCATCGAGCGCGGCCTGCATATCGAGATGATTTGAGACTCCAGGCGAGGGCGGGTCTGATCAGGACGGTGCGCAGACTGCGCTGTCCTTTCTCGTCGGCCAGGCTGGAAGCGCGTGTGCGCTGGCGGCTTAACCGAAGGGCTGCCGTTGGGATGTGAAGCCTTGGGAGGGTGAGGTTGCTTTGACACCCGTTCCTCCCTCAGCGCATATCAGTCGTCGCAATATCCGGGGTGGTTGCCGCGAAGCGCTTGCTTGCGAGTTCGTCAAAGCTCAATCCGCTGTCAACGTGAATGGCATCCTTTCGCGAAAAGGCCTGCCAACGTCTGATAGCGAGATCGACAAAGCGAGGCTCGATTTCGAGCGTGTAGGCCCGCCGGCCGACGCGCTCGGCTGCCAAGATGGTCGTGCCGGAGCCACAGAAGGTGTCGAGCACGATGGCGCCGCGACCGGTGCAGTCCTTGATAGCATCTGCCACTAGCGCCACCGGCTTGACGGTCGGATGGCACTTCAAGTCATCCAGCCGCCCGGCCCGAAAGGTGTTGACGCCGGCGTAATTCCAAACATTGGAGCGCGAGCGGCCGTGGCGTCCGAGCTCGACGTTGTTGAGATGGGCTGCCGTGCCCGCCCGGAACACGCCAATGAGCTCGTGGGCGCTGCGGTAGAATGAGCCCTGTCCGGCGTTGGTCTTCGCCCAGACCACTAAATTTATCATCGCCTCGTAGGCGGCGCCGCCAGCCTCGAGCAGTTCACCGAAATGTTTCCAGTCCATGCACACGAAATGGATGGCGCCGTCGCGAGACACTGCCGCCGCCGCTGCCAGGCTTTGCTGCAGGAACTCGACGAAACTCGTGCGCGAGAGCTCGCCGGATGCCATGGCAAATTCGGCGTGCTTGATCTGGCCGCGACCGACAATGTCACGGACGCGGACATTGTAGGGCGGATCAAGAAACGCCATTGCCGCGCGTGCTCGCCCCAGCAGGCGAGCGAGGTCATCCGCGTTGCGCGCATCGCCGCACAGGAGGCGGTGCTGGCCCAATTCCCAGAGATCGCCACGCCTGCTCAGCGCAGCGTCGTTGGTCCATTCCGGATCGACGGCATCAGCGGGGTCTGACGGATCGTCCTCGAAGTCAGTCGCGATTTGATCGATCTCGACCGGCGCAAACCCAGTGATGGAGATGTCCAGATTCTCCACGATCAGAAGCTCCGCGAGTTCGGGGAGTTCGCTCGCAAGGACCTCGCGGTCCCAGCCGGCATTCTGAGCGATCTTATTGTCAGCCAGCGCAAGGGCGCGCCGTTTTGCGTTCGATAACCCCTCCACCCGAATCACTGGCACCTCTTGCAGGCCGAGCAAAACTGCCGCGGCATAGCGGCCGCCACCGGCAATGACGTTGCTGCCATCGTCGATCAGAATCGGCACCAGAAAGCCGAATGCGGCGATACTGTCCGCGATCTGGCGGATTTGCTTCTTCGAATGGGTTCTCGCGTTGCGCGTATTGGGTTTAAGCGCGTCGACCGCGATCCACTGCATTGCTACCATGAGTTTCTCCTATTGAAATCGAGGTCGAGCACATGCAACTTCCTGCTCCTGCTAGCGGTCGCGGCTTCCTGTCGGTTCATCTTAGTCGATCGCTAGTGGCTGATCGTGGCGGTCAGAACGGCCGGACATTGTTACCGCCCTTTTGTTACCGCCGCAGAAGCCAGAGCATTTCTTCGATCGATGGCGCTCCCAGTCCTGGCGTACCGCTGCCGTGGTCGTCACCCCAATCGCATTCGAATTGTACACGTGCTTCAACCTCGGTGCGCCAGTTTAAGAATTGCGATAGCGCGTCTATCTGGTCATCATGCTTGCCGCCGGGGAAGCCGAGATACTCCATCAGAAACTCGTCAAGCCATGGCGCGGATTTGGGAAGGATCAAAGATCCGGCTTCGAGTTTTGCGGTCTCGCCATACATGCGCGTCTTTTTGTCAACGACCGGGCGCCTGGCGACAATGCCCGTCATTCCATTGCGTTTACACTGCGCAATCAATGGGGAGCCGGATGCGTGGTCTTCAATCAAAATCGCAGTTGGTTTATGTTTTTGCGCTTCGCTCAAGACTGCCATACAAAGCTCGGGAAACTCGACTTTCTGTCGCCAAACATCGATGAGGTAATATTCATTGTTGTTGCGCACGAGGATCGTGAGGCAAACCGAATAGTCGCTGGTCGACGTGACCTTCACCGCTGTGTCCCAGGATTGTACGATTACATCGCGCGGCTGGCGAACCGGCCGCAGCTCGCACCATTTCAACCAGTCCCGCTTAAGCATGTTGCCAGCTTCGGGTACCGGGTCCTGCATATAATG